TTAACTGTGTTCACTTTCGGTCTCCTTTGTTGGGGGCGTATCCCCCTTCATCAAGAAGGGGGTGCGCCTTGGTTAGATTTAGTTACAATTAGGACAGTGTGTAGCCTTGTTATAGACCAAGTGGCAAGCCTGACAGATGGTCTCAGCGGGTGTAATGATGAGACTCGTATCTAGGTCATAGATACGGTCAGCCAATTGACTAATTGGCTCGGTGAACTCGTCCCGTATTACCTTGACGAGTTCGCCAGTTTCATCATCAACATATTCTCTGGTCACAACTTGGGATGAAATCCAATCGTGACCTGAAGGTTCATCAGTAATGATGGACCAAACGAACTTATACTGGAGATTGCCGTCATCAACAATTTGATGGGCAATCGTAATGTCACGACTGTCTCGTAGTTCCTGACAGTCAGGACATAGTTCGGTTAACGCTTGGCATTGATAGCACATTTGTGTGATTGAGATGCCATTGCTTTCTGTATACATACTTTCCTTTCTGTCTACCAACTTGGTAGAACGCGGACAGCAGTATCGCCCTGTCACTCTTGCCCTGTCTGCCGAATAGGCAGACGTCTAGGGCGACAATCGCGTTAAGCGATTTGACAGGAAGCGATACAATGGAAGCGATGTAGGAGCACGAGCCAGACGGCGGCGAAGCGCGGCGTAGACGCGCCGACGACGTGGCGAGAGCAGGGCGCCAGAGTATGGCTGCGTGTAACGCTGACATACGAGATGCGTGGAACGCATCGGGCGCTTGCGGTGCGACGCATAAAGCGAACACGATAGCCTAGCAAAGGCTAGCGTGAAGCGGTGCGTCCAGCATTAGTGACCGCCAGCCACTGATGCTTTGGCTTTTAGTTTTTGTATTTAATAAGCCGAGCCCCAGTATCTGTATTATTATGGGCGAGGGAGACTGTCTCCTGTCCAGCGCCTGCTGTAACAGGACAGACAGTGACATCAAATTAGGCAGGCGGGGTCTTTAGACCCCAGACTGTTTAATTTGTCTGGTCTGTATTGTAGGTAACGCCCACAGACAGTAGCAAAGTCTTTCGGACTTTGCGTACAGACTGTATCTACTATCTGTTACTAACTGTCTATATAGTTTTAAGATGGGACAGTTCTGTGACTTTTCAGAAGGGTAGTAAAAACCCTAGGACCGAGGCTATGGCTTCGGCAAAGGCTAAAGTAATAGCCCTTGTCTCCGAGGGTTGGGCGCCACACAAAGCAATGGCTGAGGTGGGCAAGCAACCCGACACCATCCGAATCTGGTGTATGCGGGACCCTAAGTTTGCCACTGACCTAGCCCAAGCCAAAGAAGATTCTAAAGAACGAAGCCTAACCGCTCTGGGGATAGCAAGGGATGAAATTGACTTCCCACAATTTTCAGAAATGTTTTTGGACCAAAGAGTCTTTCCACACCATCAGGATTGGATTGACTTACTAGAGGGACGCGAGCCAACTTGGCTTCACCAAAATATGATTTATGAGAAGGGCGACCCAAACCGTCTTCTTATAAATGTGCCACCTGAGCACGCTAAGTCCACCGTAATAACGGTGAACTACTCTACATATCGCATCGCGTTAAATCCTAATGTCAGAATCATCGTAGTTTCTAAGACGCTAGTCAAAGCACGGGAATTCGTGTACGCAATTAAACAAAGGTTAAGCCACCCGCGTTGGTTGAAGTTGCAAACAACTTTTGGACCCGAGGGAGGATGGAAGGAAGATTCCGATACCTGGCGTGTTGACACCGTTTATTTGGGAAGCGATGCACGTAATTCATCTGAGAAAGACCCGACTATTCAGGCTCTCGGTATGGGCGGTCAAATTTACGGTGCCCGTGCCGACCTAATAATTTTGGACGACTGTATAACCACTGCTAATGCTCACGAGTACGACAAGCAGATTAACTGGTTACAAAAAGAAGTAATTACCCGTTTGGGTAAGAACGGTAAGTTGTTAGTAGTAGGGACAAGAATTGCACCAAATGATTTTTATAAAGAACTACGTGACCCGAAACATTGGTCTGGTGGTAGGTCGCCTTTTACTTATATGGGTATGCCTGCTGTTCTGGAGTATGCAGAAAAGCCGAAGAACTGGGTTACGCTTTGGGCAAAGTCGGACGCTCCGTGGGATGGCGATGATGAGACACCTGACGAAGAAGGACTCTACACAAAGTGGGATGGACCGACACTAGCACGGCGCCGAGGCGAGGTAACACCCTCTACTTGGGCATTGGTTTATCAGCAAGAAGATGTAACAGAAGATTCCATTTTTCCCGCTGAACTTGTTCAGGGTTCTATAAATGGGATGAGAAAGCGTGGTCCTTTGAGACCAGGTTCTGCTGGACATCCAAGTCAAGTTGAAGGTTATACCGTTGTGGGATTTGACCCTGCTATGGGTGCTGGTCGTGCAGCGTTTGTTGCTATGACCTATAACCGACACGATGGAAAGATTTATGTTTTAGATTGTATGGATATGGCAGAACCTACGCCACAAAAAATCCGACAAGCAATTGAAGAATTTGTTCAAAGGTATAAACCCCAAGAACTAAGAGTTGAAATTAACGCTCACCAAAAAGCCTATGCACTAGACTCAGATTTACAACAGTGGCTTGCAGGTTACGGCGTAAGGTTAAACTCACACTTCACAGGCAAAAATAAATGGGACACAAACTTTGGTGTTGCTGGTATGTCTCCATTATTTGGAAGTACAGCAAATGGTAAACACCAAAAGAATAATATAATTGAGTTACCAAGTACTGAAGGTTCTGAAGGACTTAAGGCTTTGGTTCAACAATTATTAACCTGGCGTCCTAATGGCAGAGGTAAGACTGACTGCGTTATGGCACTGTGGTTTGGTGTTTTAAGATGTCGTGAATTTATGCAACAAAATTCCTATGTCCAGAAGTACGCACACAATCGGTGGGCAACCAGGGCTCAGGTAGCAAAAAGATACTCAGTTAACTTAGACGATGCAATTGCAGAGCAATGGCAACAGACCTATGGATAGGAAGTAAATGCTCTCTATAGAACAAATTTCAGCACGTGTAGAAAATCTACGTGAACGTGCTGCAGAGCGTGACTCACGCCAACAAGATGTACTTGCTGTTCGTAAAGGACAGATTTCAAGTGTATACCCAGAGTTTTTTCCAGAGGGCGTAGACGCTAACGTAGTAGCAAACTTTATTGACATTGTTGCCCGTGACCTATCTGAGGTTATGGCACCATTGCCTTCAGTAAATTGTTCTGCTGCAAATCAGGCTAATGACCGTGCCCGTAAGTTTGCTGACACACGTACTCGCATTGCAACAAATTATTTTGCTCATTCAGATTTACAAGTTCAGATGTATACAGGTGCAGACATATACATCACTTTTGGTTTCGTCCCTTTCATTATTGAATTAGACGAAGAAGCAGGGCTACCGCGTATCCGTATAGAAAACCCAGTGGGCGCTTACCCAGAGTTTGACCGCTATGGACGCTGTATTGCCTTCGCAAAACGCTACTATATGGCAGCAGGTGAACTAGCATCACAGTTCCCTGAGTATGCACATATCTTGCTTGGTAAAGAAATGTACAAGTCAGATATGAATTACCAGTTAGAGGTTGTTCGTTATTATGATGACCAACAATCACTTCTGTATGTACCAGAGCGCAATAACTTAGTTCTATCACAGGCTAAAAATCCTATTGGTAGAATGATGGTTGTAGTAGCACGCCGTCCATCTATTGATGGCGAAATGCGTGGACAGTTTGATGATGTACTCGGTATTCAGTTGCTTCGCAACAGGTTCGCATTACTTGCGATGGAAGCAGCAGAGAAGTCCGTTCAGTCACCAATTGTTTTACCTGCCGATGTTAATGAACTTGAAATGGGTGGCGATGCAGTTATCCGTACTGCTAACCCTGCTGGCGTACGCCGTGTTGATTTAAATATTCCACCTGGAGCATTTACTGAACAGGCGTTGCTACAACAAGAACTTAGAACTGGAACTCGTTATAAATCTGCTCAGGCTATTTTTGCTTCTGCATTAAGAGATGTTATTTCTGTTTGTTTTGAAGTAGATGAAAAATTCTTTGATTATGAAAAGACTATCCGTGGCGTAGATGCTGGTAGTCCATATGAAATTACATATAGACCAAGCAAAGACATCAAGAAAGATTATTCTGCTGATGTCCGTTATGGTATGTTGGCTGGTTTAAACCCAGCACAAGGTTTAATTTTTATGTTACAAGCCCTTGGTGGTGGATTAATTTCAACAGACCTTGCTATGCGTGAGTTACCATTTGGTATTAACGTAACTCAAGAGCAAGAAAAAATTGAGATTGAGCAAATGCGTAAATCTTTGGTTCAGTCTCTACAAGCCTATACTCAAGCAATTCCACAAATGGCAGTGCAAGGTGCTGACCCATCTGCTGTTATTAAGAAAGTTGCTGATGTAATTAAGGCACGCCAGAAAGGCGTAGCAATTGAAGATGCTGTTGAAGAAGTCTTTACTCCCGAAGAATTACCTCCTGCTGAGGCAGCCCCTTCTATGGTTGAGCAACCGTCCCCTGCTCCCGCTGGTGCCTCAGTAGGAGGCGCTCCTTCTTCCCCTGCGCCTTCACTACAGACTTTACTTGCTAGTTTAAATGCTAGTGGAGAAGGAACAGCAAGCGCAAGGACAGCAATACGTAGATAATCTGTGAGGGGACAATGACAGCAATAGTTGGCATACAAGGAAAAGGATGGGCTGTATTAGCAGCCGATTCTGTAACTACATATACAGATAGACCTTACGTTGCTAAGGGATATGACAAGATAAATAAAATTGGCGAATATATGTTAGCCGTTGCAGGTGATGCAACTGCTGGCGATATCCTTAATTATTTATGGCAACCACCAAAATTAATTAAGACGCAAGACCCAGATAGATTTATGATAGTAAGAGTTCTTCCGTCTATAAGACAAATTCTTACAGAGCAAGGGTATGACCCTAACCCAGCAAACAAAAAAGATGATGATGCTGGATGGGATGCGTTACTTTGTTTTAACGGAAAGATATATCAGATTAGCGATGACTACGGTTTTATGCGAGATGATAAAGGTATTTACGCAATTGGTAGTGGCGGAACTATTGCACTAGGTGCAGTAGCAGCAATGGAAGATAGTTTAAAAACTCACGCAAAAGCAGCCAGTGCAGCAAAGAAAGCAATTAATCTTGCTATTCAATACAACGTATGGTGTGGTGGAACTGCAAATGTTAAAACGCAATTTACTAAGTAGGAGAAAAAATGGCAGAGTTAATTAGAGAAAAAGTATCTGGGGTAGGTCCAATGTCGGAAAGAACCGACCTAAATGTTTCTAACCAACCTGCTAGATATATCTCTGGACTTCCTTATGGTGAAGGTGAAGCAACCTATACTCAACAAACTGCAGCACCTATGGCTGGTACACCAGAAATGGTTGAGCAAAAATTACCACCAATTGTTCCATTGACTGAGCCAACACAATTACCTAATCAACCAATTTCTTATGGTGCTAGTTGGGGTGAAGGACCTGGACCAAATATTGGTGCTATGCCTGGACTAGACCAAGTTAACCCTGCAAATGTTGTTTACCGAATGATGCAATATGATACAAGTGGAGCATTAGAGGCTATCTATAATAAATTAAATGAGGCGTAATGTCTTTCACAAATCCTGTCGGACCTACACCTTTAGGCGTTAATAGTAATTTAGCAAACAGAAATCCAGAAATATACGGTGCTGCCGTTGCTGGACAATGGAGTCCTGAAGAACGTTTTGTAATTAACAATATACAAAATCTTCTTGACTTAGATAAATCACTTGCTAGAACTTCAGACCTAGATAAGGCTAGAAAAACCACTTAGAGGGATTATTGATACAGCAGAAAGATATGTTAATTTAACACCACCTGCTACTCCATACCGAGTAATTAGAAGTGCTTTTGATACTGGCGATGATAAGAATTTTTTTGAAAAAGTACTTACTAAAAAAACTTGGTCTGATGCTTGGAATGGTGTCAATCAATGGGACGGCGTAGCCACTAAAAAACTAGAAGAAAAATATGGCAAGGCTATGTCTTATCTTGCTAGAGGTATTGCCGATGGTAAAAAACCTAGCGAGATTTTACGTGAGTATGGTCAACTAGATGTTGATATGGCAAATGCTATATCTCAACTAAGTGGTGCTACAAAAGACTGGAAGAATGCTTTTGCAGAGCATAAGGCTTATCAAGTAAATATTGGTAATGACTATACTAACTGGGCTAATAATAATCACCCACCAAAAGATGGTGGTGCTTGGTCATATATTATTCCAACCACATTAGGACTATTTCCATTTCCAGGTTTTAATGAAGTTGTTCCATCTAAAGATGGTAAAAAATGGTTAGTAAGTAATCCTAATATTTTTTCTAAAGAAGAATATGTAAGCCCTTCAGGTTCTATTAACTTTACCGCAGCAATAGCCCTTGACCCGTTAACTTATGTAACTGGCGGAACCTCATTGGCTTTAACACAAAGCGGAAAGTTAGCAGAAAAGTTTGTTAATTCTTCTAAGTCTACAATTCAAAAAGTAGATGAGTTATTTCAAGTACCTGAATTTGCTTCTTATCACGCAAGACTTGCTGAAGATATTGTTAAATTAAGAGAAGCCCGCCGTGCTAAAAATTATGTTGAGGCTGGCGTTATTAGAAATAGAATTGCTAATAACTTTCCAGATTATGATGATGACGGCATTATTAATTTATTTACTAATACTAAAGTACTAGATGATTCTGAAAATCTTGTCTATATAACAGATTTACCAACAATGCAAAAATTCTTCCAACGCGGAGAATATGCAAACTACTTAATTAACGCAAAAGTTAATGGTGGTATGTTTTATCGTGAGAACAATGTTGCTCTAGACTGGTTTTGAAGCAAGTATAATAGACCCTAATAAAGATGATATTATTAGAACTCTTACAAATTCAGAAAAGAATTTTAAAAAGGCTGTTGGAAATGCTTTTGCTATTCAACCAGCACAAAAACAAATCTTTTATAAAGATGGTTATGTAGAGCGTTCTTTAAATGACTTTAGAAACTTTGCTCGTTTACTTGTTGGCGACAAAATTATTGCTAATAGTTTAACTGAAAGATATCTTGCTATAGAGCCAGATGAGCGTTTAAATATGCTTCACAGCCTATACAATTTGTATTTAGATAAAATTGGTTTTTCTAATACAGCAAGTGGTATTGACCGTAAACGTGCAATACTAGACGGAATATTTGGTGGACAAGGTTTTGGTCCAATACCAGAGTTTAAAATTCCAGCACAAATGGATTCTCCTTTGCTTGCTAATCGTTTTGGTGGACCTAGCCAGATTCTTCACACAACTCCAGGTATATCTATGCTTAACTTTGATGAGTTGTTTAGAGAAGTTTATAACGTAAATGAAGGAAATGTAAATCAACTTCTTCGTTATAAAGGTACTGGTGGGCTAACAAACAATGCTATTTCTAGGGCTGCCAACAAAGCCTGGGCATTCTTATTGTTAATTCCTGATTTAGGTTGGAAGTCTGCTGCAGATAACGCTTTAGTTTATACTATGACAGCCCAGCCAAAACAAATAGTTTCTTACTTTACTGGTAAGGGCAGGGCAATGAGTAAGGCAATTGCTGCTTGGACTGGTTCTGAAAAAACTCAAGGTTTAATTAAATCTAGAATATTAGATGTTTTTGATAGAAACCCTGCTAAATACGTTTCTCCACAGACACGTAAAGAAATGCAGGCTGTTCAGAAAATAGATACTAGTTATACATTACCAAATGGTAAAACTATTAAAACTTCTGAATTAGTTTCTGCTGATGAATTATTTGGTGCAACGTTTGAAGAACGCTTGGCTTCTACAATTATGGCTAAGTATGGTAGTAAATTAGATTCTGAGTCTAATGGCTATATGGCTGAATTGTTAATGTATAACAATCAATCAGTTGAGGCTATGATTCAATCTACAGTTGCTGCTAATTTTGCTAATACATTAGTAGATGGCACTGTTGCTGCTGAAATTTATGGCAAGTCTACACTTTCAGAAGCCCTTGAGGCTGCTGGACGTAAGGCAACTGGCGTTTATAAGAATGATGTTTACAATGCTTTAACAGATGCAGATAAAAACCTTGTTCATTTTTCTTCTTTCTATAAATATTTTGGAAAGAATATTTGGAAAAATGTAGACTTTGGTTCTTTGTTTGTTAGATATGGTGCATTAAAAACAGCAGATGATGTATCTGCATACGTAGATGATGCAATGAAGCGAATTGGATATGAAAAATCTGCTGAAGGTAAGTGGACAGTACCTGATAAAAACGTTGCAAGAGTAAAAGAATTTAATAGTGAGTTTGGTAAAACTTCTAATCTTAAAGCCGTGGGCTTAAAAGACTCAGAAATTACTGAATCTATAATTCGTTATTCTGCTGCAGAAATGTATACCGTTTTTCACGGTAGTTCTGACAAGTTTAATGAGGCTTTATACTCAGCAATTACGGGTAAAATTCAAAGCGGGCTAGAAAAAGTAGCCAAGTCTCGTGCATTCCGTGGTAAAGACGCTATGCGCCGTACTGCAGTTGGAGAAGAACTAGTTAGTTTAACTCCTAAAGAAATTGCAAGGCGACAAAAATATGAATTAGAACGCGGTTTAGCATCTGGATATGTACGTAATATGTCATTTCAAGAATTTGAAGAACTAAGCAAAGGATTTGGTCTTCAAGGTGCAGTAAGAACTGACATTGATTTTCCTCTTATGGTAGACCCAGTTTCTTGGTATAAGAAACACGGCAACATTGGTTGGGAAATGATGGATAGGCAAATAAATGACCTATTTTCAGTAGATGCTTTTAACATAAAGTACATTGACCAACGTAAGAATATGAAGACAGAAGAAGCAGCCTATGAGGCTTCGCTTATTAAGCAAGGTGTTTCTGCTGAAAATGCTTCAATTCAAGCAAGTATTTACTTTACTAATATGGCTAGTAGAAATGCAGCCAATGACATATTAAAGTATGTTGATAACCCAGAAGTTAAAACACAATTAGCGTTTAATCTTCGTGTTGCTGGACGTTTTTACCGAGCAGTAGAAGACTATACAAGACGTTTAGTTAGATTTAGTACTCGTCATCCAGAAAGAGTTCTATATCGTTTAGGTCATTTTAGTCAGGCTATGGACGGTAGCGGTATGACATACACAGATGACAATGGTACTGAGTATGTTCTTATACCTAATGATGGTCTTTTCTGGAGAACCGTAGCCCCAGCCTTTGCTGCGTTAATGAATCCACTTGGAACAGCACAAGCAGTTTTAGGTCAAAACTGGGACTTCTTTAAACAACCAGCCTGGAATCAATATACATTAAAGATATCTATGTTGAACCCAGGTTATGCTGAAGGTTCAGGTTTGCCAACACTTACTGGTCCCACAATTGCAATTCCAGTACTAGGTGCTAGACAATTGTTAAATACAGTAGGTACAAGATTTGGTTCTCCGTTAGCCCTTGAGATTGGCGAAGAACTAGATAACTGGTTACTTGGTCCTCAAAGTGATAATACAACTTGGCTTCGTGGTTTAATACCAACTAACTTATTAAATGCTTGGAATACATTACCACTTGCCGATAAGACTGGTGCAATGGCTACTGCAATTTATCAAGCAGGTGCTTATATGCAGATAAATGAAAAGACAAGATTAAAACCAGAAGATTATGGTGATGAAAAGAAACTTGGTCAATACTATAACCGATTAAGACTTCAAGCCCATAGTGTTGTTGCTGGTAAACTTGGATTTAATATTCTTTCTCCAGTTCCACTAGGAAGTACAGAGCCAGGAATTTTGCCTGAACTTCGTGAGGTTGGCATAGTAAGTTTTCGTCAAGAATTCAGTGACATTCTTCGTGGTGTACTTAGTGTTAATGCTGAGTATGGTTATAACTTACAAGACCCAATAGGTACAGCAGTATCTATCTTTGCATCAGAAAATCCAGATAAGTTAATTTATACTGTAAGCAAGAATAGCCAACAAGCAAGAACTGCTATTAACTATACCCAAGAAACTAAAAAATGGGCTATTGATAATGTTAAGTTATTAAAAGATTACCCAACAGTAGGCTGGGTATTTGCCCCTCACATTGGCGAGTATGACCCATCTGTAATGTATTTCTTACAGGCTGCTGATTTAATAGATGAAAAAGATAATGTATTTGATAATAACAATCAAGTACTAAAAAGATATTTAACAGAGTTGGCTGCTGTAAAAGACCGTCAAATGTATTTTGATGTAGATAGAGAAGTTCAACGTCTACTTAATGACCCAGAAAATCCTGACCGAAACAATTATATGTATCGGAAAGACCTTATGGAAAAGGGTAAGAATACTAAGCAAGTAATCCTTGCTGGTAATGCAGCCCTAAGAGAAGTATTACTTAATAGCAATTGGGAAAATAGACAA